GCTTGGCGAAAGACATCGATTGTGAATTGAAACAAGTCAACAAGAGGTTCTGGACCACTTGCTCTACCTCCGAAGGTTTTAAGTGTTGCCCCTGCAGGTCTAACTCCAGATACGTCCCACTTTGGAACTTGGCCACTAAAGAGCATTGCGATAAGCTCGCGGTATGCTTTTGCCCACCCAATCTTGCTGTCAGCGACGTGTACAACGGTATCTGTATCATGAAACTCCTCTGCGACTTCTGGTAGCTTTGTGATGTACTGACGTTCCACACTGAAGCCGACACCAGTGCCACACATGAGTACGTACATCATCTCGTCAAATGCTTTGGGGTGGTCAATGGGTAAATAGGAGCAGTTGAAGCCAGCTACATTGTCCCTGTCCAGAGCCTCACCAGCTGTCATCAAGGCTCTCATGCTGGGCATCACGTCCAGCTTGTAGATGTCGTCGTAGAGTCCTGTAGCTTCCTTACGTGTGATCTTCTCTTTTTTGACCCAGAAGTCAAGGTAACGGTTGACTGTCTCTAGCCATGTCTCCCTGCGCTGCTCCTCTGGTAAGTATCTTGCGTATCGGGACTTGTGTATGTACTGTTGATATGCGTCCATTAGATTTCGTAGTCTCCTCGTGTAATTAGCGATAGTTTAATCTGGTCCAGCAGGAAGTACAGCTGGTGTGTGTTGAGGTTTGTGGAGATGACAACGTAGTCGTCTGACTTGACTATACAGAAGGCGTCCTCGTAGCTGTCTAAATCCTCCACTGCAGAAATAGCCCCAAATACCGTTGATACTGGTAGTTTCTCATCCTTGTCTCCGAAGTGTCCTTCAATTACTTTCATCAGATTAGCTCCTGTATCAACCTGTCTATGTACCAGCGACACTTCCTGAGATCCTCTACGGGTTTGTTCTTGTAGGTGTAGCGCCAAAGATACTTCACTGCATTGCCCTTGAGATACC